CTATACCATCTGCCATATTTCACCTCCCTTTAAATGGAGAGTTTGGTAACTCTCTTTGTTCATCCGCATATTCCTTTACTGCCTTTTTGACAGCAGAATCCTGCACCATCTTTTGTCTATCGTAAACCCGAAGTGGGTCGTTATAATCCAATTTCTCAGTGTGATGAATCCTGAAGAAGCCAATCTTTGAAAGAACTCTCTTGCACAATGTGGAACACAGAAGACAGTTTATCTCCTCAGTTTGGTCAAAGGATACCCTTCTGATTTCGTAAAGACTACCGCATTTAGGACATCTGTACTCGTAAATCGGCATGTTATATGTCCTCTGGTTGTAGTGGTTTCCCCCTATGGACTTTCGCCAACATCTCTGGATAGGGCAACTTTGGAGTCAATTCTGAATTGCCTTTGCCCCATTCTGGATTCTTTTTTATAATCCATGTTCTTTCACGATGAAAGCGAAATATCCTTACTTTATAGGCAATTTTTAATCCTTGCCTATCTCTAAAAAAGCTAAACTGGAATCCAAAATAAAAGCCTTTTCTCACTGTTTGGACGGAGGGAGGGGAATTACCCCCTCCCTCTACTCCTCCTATTCGTTAGCGTCAGAAGGTCTAAACGGATGCCCGCACTTGGTGCATACTGTTAGCCCTTCTGTCTTTTGTTCCACGTGTTCCTGACAAATAGGACAAATCTTTTTAGCCATCTTCTACCTCCTTATTCTATCTGAAGCATTATCATGGCATCGCCGTAGTTGCCGGAGTACATCAGGTAGCCGGCTCTTTGGTTGGACTGAGCATCTGTGTTGATGCCTTCATCAGCCATACGGATAGTGCCGTCAATATGGAAGATTACATCTCTATCTCTCGCTGCAGCACCAGGCCATGTGCTGTTTACCCATGCCCAGTGTGGCCCTTGCACCTTGCCCCAGAAGTAGTAAGCCGAAGTGATTGGTCTTTCAATACAGCAAGCGAAATGCTCAAACCCCTGCGAGTAAGCTCCGGCGTTCCTGATATTCCTCCAGGGATTCGGGTAGGCTGCCAGAGTACCACCAGCAGCGTAGGCATAGATGAATGGCTCTGTGACGTAGAGTTTGTAGGTATTACTGATTTCAGCATCACTCTTCCATATATGATGGAATACGTCATAGGTGCCAGAATTGGGTATTGCCAGATAGCCGTCCTGCCAGTAGTCCTTCGCCCTTGCGTTAGTGGCATCGGTGATGACCACGGTGGTATCGCCGACTGCGATTGCTGTAGCCGTAGTCTCGGCCACATCGCCTGTTACTCCCTCAAGGTATGTGTAGCGATTGATTTTAGCTGCCAGTGGGTTCGTGATGGCTGCCCCCGCCTTACAGAGACGATACAGGCTACCATTCTCGACCATGCCTTTGGCGCCAACATGGAGTGCTCTTGTCGCAGCATACTCATTGATAACTGCTGCGTAGGATAAAGCTGCTAAATATGGGAAACTCATTTAGATTACCTCCTTTTACTTCTTTCCTCCCCCACCACCCTACTTTTGACCGTGCTTGGTTCTCATGTGTCTTGCCAGACCTATGAATGTCTCGAAAGGTTGCCCTTCCCTGGGACAACCTTCAACCTGACAAACAAGGGGATTTGCTTGTTGGGCAGGCTGAGGTTTATCTGTTTCCGTTTTAACGGTCTTTACTGCCTCATTCAACTGCCCTTCAAGTTCCTTGACTCTGGCCTCCAGAGTAGCCTGAGATTCTTGATTCGGCTCTTCGCCCGGTGGCCAAAGCCTAAAGCCCTTCTTGACATAGTGGTTCATGTGCCACGCATCGGCTGGCAAGGGTGTAGTCGGGATATATATTGGTTCTTTTTTCTCCTCCACTTCACCGAGAGCAACTCGCCTTCTTATCTCCTTTGCTATTTCAGGAGTCAATGGCTTCAATTCCTTTTCTGTGCTCTTCTCAATGAAGGAAGTGACAGTCGCAGGCCGGTAATAGACACGTGTTTCCATCGTACGACCCTGAACGATGTCTCCTGGGTCATGTATATCCTGAAATGGTACTTGGGCTATACTTTGTGTCACTTTCTTATTACCTCCAATTTTCTATATTCGCTTATGAGTTTTCACTCATTGCAACGAGTTGTGATTCCAGTTCTCGGATACGCTTTTGTAGAAGTTCTCGTAGTGTTCCAGTTGAATGGTCTTTAGGTAGTAAGGCAACGAGATTTTCAGGGCGGTTATCGTCCTTGATGCCATTAAGGTGATGAATAAGATACCCCTCTGGAAGTGGCTGACCATGTGCTTGCTCCCAGACCAAGACATGCTCCGCAACATATCGGTGATGGTATTTATCTGCTCTCGGATGTTCTGGCATGTAAATATAGACATACCCATGAAAGCCTTTATATCTACCACCTTTCCAGAAATTGTTGCGTTCACGCTTGAAGCGACAGGATAGACATCTACCTTGCCCTTGCAATGAACCTCTGCCAACTGGCTTACCGCAATCAATGCAGTTGCCAACGAACCGTCTTTTTGCATCTGTTTTTCGCCCATATTCCCGATGTTTGATTGGGCGACATTTCGAGCAAAACTTTGCATCAGACCTCTTAGCCTCAAAGATTCCACCACAAAGTTGACATTTAGCATCCATTCTATGCCTCCTAGTAGGATTAAAGCAGAACGGATGCTATTAGTCAACCGCCTTACGAAGCCCATATTATTTCACCATCCTCTAACTGGTTGGTGCCGTAGCATCGAATAAGAGATACCTCATTCTTGTTACTTCTCTTTAGAGAGGACTGGTCATTTCTGCCAGTCTCTTGCAGTTTCCTGCAAGGTCGGACTATTTCTTCTACTTCGCAGTAGTCGGGTGTATAGTCTCTACACATTTTGTTTAGCACGAGATTCCCATATTCAGATGAACTTAGGGTTCCTCGTTTAGCCCGATTTGAATACGGCAAGTATCGTCTACCGTATCCCCCATCTTCCTCTACCATTGCGTAGTCGGCCACGATACCGATTTCCCAGCCTCTCAGGGAGTCATCGTAGACCATCCACGTATCCGGCTCCCAGCCAACCACATAGATAAAGGCTTCCTTTGAGTACAGAGCACCATAGGCATCATCGCTGGAGTCAATAGAGATGTTGGCATCATGGAAAACAGGTACGCCATTCATCTTTATGATACCAGCAAAGTGATTCTGGAGTACCGACTCCTGATAGCTAGCTGGCATGTGACTTGTCCCTGGTGTAGCGATAGCGTCCACGATGGTATTGAGGGTATGAGGATGCAGGACATAGGACATTGGCATAGGAGCGGGTTCAGACTGACCTATACACTGGGTAAAGGAGGCAGCAGCATAGCCGAGTCCAAAAGCGGTGTTGGCATTGCTCAAGCCGTTATCAAGACCAGAGTAAAGAGTCAAGCCGTCCTGGTCCATCTTTTTGCCCATACCGTTACCAATAACCCTGCCGGCAGCACGGGCTACATCCTCGGTAAACTGTTTTCTCAGTTTCTTGGTAACGATGACCTTGCATCCCGCCTCATTGGTAGTGTGGGTTGTGCCGGTGATACTTAGTGTCTGAGCGTTAGCCATGTCCACACCATCAATCAAGCCTTCAGCAGTAATCGTTCCGAACTTTGGCACGTAGTAGCTTTTCTCACCCTTACCCATCCGGTGAACATTGACCGTGTTCTTGAAAACCTGAATTGGCTCGTAGGTATATCTGGCTGCTCCCACCATAGCTACGGCACCAGCAGCCAAATCAGCAGCAGTTGTATTTGCCACTTGTGACCTCCTTGTTTACAGAGTTACATTGAATCTTTTAGCAGCCTCTTGGTACTGCTCAAAGGAGATTTCGCCACTGATAAAGGCTTTCTCATAGTCTTCCCAAGTCCGAAATCCCCTTGTGGCAGAACGTGAACCTGCGCCGGCAGCCCTCGCCCTCTGGCCTTTGACTTCTGAGGTTTCAGTTTCCTTTTCGGATTCCTCTTCCTCTTCGCCCTTGGGCACAGTCTTGGCTATAGACTCCATGCGTTTCAGGTTATAAGTTACCCTGCCATTATCAGCCGTATCAGAGCCTATCTGGAGAAGTAACTCAGCAGTCAGTCCGCTTTCTTTAGCAAGTTGCCTTGCTTTTTCCTCAGCTTCAATCCTGAGAGCCTTGTCCACAGCAACCTGGTGTTCAGTTCTTTCTCGTTCAAAGTCTGAGCGTGCTTTATTGACCTTATCCCATTCATCTTCTGCCTGATGTTTGAGACGCACCGAGTCAATCAGGTCTGGAGTTCCCTCAACAGACTTCAGTTCCCGCTCCCGTTCTTTCAACTTGAGTGACCTTATGGTTTCCTCAAGTTCAGATAATCGCCTACCCTGTCCATCGTAGTTTCGTTGCAGGACAGAGTGAGCTTCAAGAGTGGTCTTTAGAGTTCTGCCGATTTCTCCCCTCGCAGCATTTTCTCGGTCTCGCAGATCCTTCTGGGATAGCGTTATGGTATCCCCTTCTTCTGCTCCTGGTTCTAGCGTTTCTTCTGAGGTAGTTTCGGGTTCGACTGGCTGGGTCGTTTCCTCGACAGCCGTGCCTCCGCCGATTTCGCTCTTCTTTCTAGCCATGATTTGTTTTTCCCCTCCTACTTTTTACTTAAACAAAAAGCCGACCTCTCCTAAGAGAAATCGGCTATTGTTCTTCAACTTGCCGTTGATTATTCAGTTATTAAACTAGATGTTACCCGAATTTATAATCCTGTTTGACAGTAGAAGCATAGACTGGCTCGCCTTTTTGGACTATGACTTCCTGTATTTTGCCATAACCAATTTCCTCACAAAGCGCCAGAAAATCCGCCTGTGCTTTACTCAACTCCTTATATTGATTAGTAGCACTTTTATCTTTTTCTGTCAAGTATGCTCCTACTTCATAGCCTTGAGTTTCCGTTCAATTTCCTCTTTGAGTCTATCTATCTCCGCTCTTTTCTTCGCTAAGTCTATGGCTATTTTTTCAGCCGTAGTCATACCAGCTTCAACATCAATCTGCTCTATCGGCTTTGAAACAGCACCGATAAGGACAAGCCAGGCATCCAACTTAGGATGTGTCCGCCGGTATTGTTCTCTGGCTTTGCTCCGAGACATATCAGGGGAACCAATCATTGAATCATAAATCAGATATTGCTCATAGACATCTTTCGGCGGAACTCTGCTGAAGTCTCTCGCCCCTGGCTTCCAGCCTTCCTTGCCCTCAGTTTTGGTATATAGGTCTGTCATCGCCCTGTAAAGTTCAGGGTGGTCAAGCAGATACCAGTCGTCATCAAACCAATAGTCCTGCCCGGGCGGTTTGCCTCTAGTCTCAATAACTTTATAACCCACATAATCCGGGACTAACTTTTCATTGCCGATAAAGAATAGATAGCCTTGCCGTTCCCAGATAGCCTGCTGGAAGTCAGGATTGCGAGCAAGTAAGCTCTCCCGCTTAGCTTCACGCTCATCTTTATCAGCTATGTATAAATCTGAAGCACCATCAGAGTAGCCATCAAGCTCCTCAAACAAGTCCTCATATTCAAAGTAAAGGTTATCGTAGCGCACATCGGGAATCTTGGTGGCATCCACTTTGTCTCTGACAGAGCTACCCATAATTGCTGGATTGGTCAGGATTGATTCAAGGTCAGGATTGTTTGCCAGATACCGTTCTTTTACATAGCCCTTCTCGGATAGCTCATAAAAGCCCACATACTTATCACGGAGGTTATCGGCTATGTCAGGAACATTCAAGGAATAGAAGTCCCTCTGCCGTCTCGCTATGCGGTAGTCATTATTCGCCTTGAGATAATCCGCCCTTGTCTGGTCTGTTTTAAGAGCTTCATAGGCTTTGTCCTGCTCCCGCCACTGGACATTTATCCTGAGAACATTCTTATTCCAATCCTTTCCGTCATCGGTTAAGAGTTCATTATCCAGCGCCCACTTCCAGACATCTGGATGGTCAAGAAGCCAGACCTTTGCCTCAGAACTGCCCGCTGTGAATTGGTCAATAGTCCTGCCCCTGTCTACCCACGACTCCACAATCTTCGGGTCGGTTGGTGCTTTATTAGTCCCTATCTCAATAGCCTCAATCCTGCGGTCAATATCAATGTAGGTCTGGTCGCCAATCTTGGTAGCCTTCAGGTCGGCAATATACCTATCTCTGGCTGTTAAGCTGTTCTCATCTTTGACTTTATCATCTAGTGTCTTCAGGTAATCTTTATCATCCAGCTTGTGCCATATTGCCCGATATGTCTTTTCAGTCTTCAGTTCCAGGGAGGCGATAGGAGTATCTATTGGCTGCCTACCTAAGAACTGTAACAGCTTCTCATCCTTTGCCAGAAGGAGTTGTGCCTCCCATGAGTTTTTATTCTCCATATCTTGGTACTTGAAATAACCGTCTATGGAATCTTTTGGTGGCAGGGTTAATTCAGGCAAAGCATTATCGGGAATATCATATTCACCTACCAGCCTGTTAAATTCATTATAAGATTCTTTGGTCAGGAGTTTAACCTTGCCAACCAGTGCTAAGAGGGCGTTTTCCTTTGTGTTTTTCAGGAGATAATCATTTCGGGGATTTACATTAAGCCCAGGATTATCCTTTACAAACTGCGCCTTGCTTCTATCATCTTTCTGGTTATAATAATTTGTGATTAAGACGAAATCGGACTGGCTGATATTACCTTTCTCATAACGCAGTTCTGCTTCTTCAAGAGTCAACTCTTTTAGTTTTTGGTTTGTCAGTAGCTCAGTATCGTCCCAGAGAATATGCGCCTCTACCATTAGCTTATCCAATGGCTCGTAGCCCTTGCGCTCTGTCATTGTTTCTGGGTCAAGGTCTGTATAGACCTGCCCCACCTTGCCAAAATAGCCTGCTATGCTGTAGTTATCCTGCTTCTGGACTCGGAATGGCTTTGCCTCGTTATATTCCCAGGGTATCGGTAGTCCGAGTTTCTTTCTCTCCCGGTCAAGGTAAGTATTGTCAAGAGTTACCAGGTTTACGCCCATGAACTGAGATATTACCTGCTGCCAGATGTCCTCTTTATATCGCTCTCCAAGTCTAACAGCTTCCAAAGGAGCACCAGCCGTTAGCGGTAGGATATTCTCAAGTTCATATTCAAGCATCCTTAGCATTTGTTCAGGGAAGTCGCCCTTCCTGATTTCGGTCTTGGAGTAGTCCTTATTTAATACCAAATCCAGTTGAGTCCTGAGTAATGGAGTAATTCTATTTTTTAGATACATCGGCACGCCAGCAAAAGGCACCGGGAATGGGATTCCCTCTATCTTCTGAGGGTAGAAAGCCCTGAATAATGCTCTATATGGCCCGCCTAGCGGTATTCTCTTATT